AATAGTTGTTCCTGGAAGATTAGATTATACAGTGGGCTTAAGAATTGAATTAAAGTTATATAAAGTTGAACCTGCCACTAAAGAAGACACTGAAAATCAAGATGAAATGTTTTCAGGTGCATACATTATTGCCGCAGTTAATCATTATATTAATAGAAACATACATGAATGTACAATGGAAATTGTCAAAGAAAGTTTATTAATAGATTTGAATAGGAGCAAATAATGTTTCATCTCGGGTGCGTAGAAAATAGAAATGATCCACTTAAATTGGGCAGATGTCAAGTTCGTATTGTAGGTCTTCATACAGAAGACAAAACAGTATTATCAACAGATGATTTACCTTGGGCATATGCTATGATGCCTGTTAATTCTGCTTCTATATCTGGTTTAGGATGGTCACCTACTGGAGTTGTACCGGGTTCTTGGGTAATTTGTATATTTCTAGATCCTGATAATCAACAACCTATAATGATTGGAACAATAGGTGGTATACCAAGTACCAAAACTGTATCATTTATTAATGATGCAACAAATAACATTATTTCTGCAGATGATACAGGAGAATTGGTTGATCCAAAAGGTGATATATTAACAGATGTTATAGATACAATAATTGCCTCTGAAACTCCAAGTGCATCGGTAGTACAATCTACTGGAACAAAATATGAAGTATCTGCTATATCTGAAAACGGAACTACATCTTATAACATAACAACTAAATCAAATATAACTCCTATTGCAACTGCCGTTTATGATAGTACTACTGAATTATATTCTGTAACGTTAAAAAGACCGGAAAATTATACAAAAGAACAATATTTGCCGTTCACGGATGTTAAACCTAAAACATTTGTAACTACAGATGAAATTACCACTTATTTTGATAAGAACTTTTAAGGATTTATAATGGCAGATGCAATAGAAAGTACACCGATACCTCCTAATCCTCCTGCTGGTACAGGCGCAACTGAAGGTGCCGTAGCAGGAATTGCCGCAATTATTGCTGCTTGTGAAGAAGGTGGATTCAAATCAAAATATGCTAAATGTGCTATGCTTGGTATAGCAGGTGTAGAAAGTAAATGGATGCATACTTCTGCCGAAGATCATGTATATTCTGCGGCAAGAATTAGAGTAGTATGGCCTAAGATTACTCAAGAAGAAGCAGCAATATGGGGTAATAAACCTGAAAAATATTCTAAAAAGGAATTCTTTGGATTTATTTACGGTACAAAAAGAACAGGAAATCCTGCAGATGGTCAATATTATGGTAGAGGGTATATACAATTAACATTGCGCGGCAATTATAAAGAAATTGGCAGAAGATTAGGCGCAGACTTATTGAATCAACCTGACTTAATACATCAATCTTCTGAATTTGGGGCAAAAGCCGTTGTAGAATATTTTAAAATGAATATCTCTGATTGGGATAATTTACAGTGGCAACCTAATTTCTTTGAAATAGCATTAAGTAAAGTAGGCGGACATCCTGGAGGTTGGCCTATTAAAAGAAAATATTATGAATATTTTTTGGGCGGTAAATCTGCTCCTGCTCCTACTAATAAAGATGCAGTATCTTCTACCCCATCAAGAACTCAAACAGAAATAAACGCCTTACCCGCATCTAAAAGAGAAGCATACACTGAAGATAGATCTACTAATTTCTCTAAAACTGGATTCTGTGATCCTGAAGGAAAGTATCCTTTGCGGGATTTCATGAATGAACCTGATACAAATAGATTAGCAAGGGGTAATATTGAAGATACCCATGTTAAATTTAAAGATGCAACTAGAGCAAAAAATATACCATTAGCAAATGGTGGTTCTTATGATCAACCTGAATCTGCTTATAATACAGTTTATCCATACAACAAAGTTATGGAGTCTGAATCAGGACATGTTCTAGAATTTGATGATAGTCCTGAAGGGGAACGAATTAACCTTTATCATCGCAAAGGTACTTTCATTGAAATTGATCCAAATGGTTCACAAGTAAATTATATAGTAGGAGATGGTTATTACATTACTGAAAACAATGGTAACATATTCATTAAAGGAACTTGTAACTTAACTGTTTCGGGTCCAATGAATATACTTTGTCAAGGCGATGCGAATCTTGAAGTGTGTGGTCAAGTTGATGCCGTATTCCATAATAACGTTAATATGGGTGTTGCGCAAGATCTTAATGTAGCTGTAGGCGGAGACTATAATGTATTAGTTGAAGGCAATTATAATATAGAAGTTGCTAAGACAATGAACACTCGCGCTATAGGTACAATGTCAATTGAATCTACAGATGCTTTGAATCTAAAAACTGCAAAAACATTAAGTTTAGAAGGTGGGGATACTACTTCTACTGCTGAAACTTTAATGAAAATGTCAAGTAGTTTTAAACTTGAGACTGAAAAGGCCTTTGAAATTAAAGCAAATTCAATGAAATTTGATATTGCTAGTACTATTGAAATCAAATCAGCATCGTATCAATTGCAAACTTCCGGTAATATATCTCTAGGTTCAGGAGATACAATAGGAATGATAGCGCCTAAAATTGAAAATAATAATCCTAGTACTACATTTCCTTCAATATCTTCATTGACTAAATTAGGAACTTCTCAAACACCAGTTGATTTTGCTGGTAATGAAATATCAGGTAGAAGTAGTGAAAATACGTTAGTCAATACGTATCTAACTCCTATGGGATCATATAATCCCAATACTTTACCTAAAAGTCTAGTAGATTCAGTATTAAGTAAAACTGCAGTACCATCAGGTCTACTTAGTCTATTTGGTGGTGTTGAACCTGACATTTATGATCCAAAATATAGTGCTCCATTAGAAAGAAAAACCAGTCTTTCTACTGCAGGTGTTACTGGAAATCATACTTTAGTTGTACCACCGGAAGATTCAGCACATCAACAAGGTGCTCCAAATTTGATGCCTCCATCTAGACATACCGATGGAATATTTAAATTCGAAACAGAAGATGATTGGACTACTGCTTCAGGTCAAAAGGCGAGGGTAGGTATGGTTGGAACTTCTGATTATGAACATAATGGTAATGAAGCTGGAGTTGCAGGTGATTCTGCTACTGCTACTGGAGGTACAGGAGCAGGAATACAATTGTCAGCAGAAAAACTTACTGAAATTAATAATATGACTGACTTCCCTTCTAGTTATAAGTTAAGTGATAACTTTACTTTAGGTATGTTAACAAGTGCTCAAGGTAAAGTATTGAAAAATACTACTTTGCCGGATGGACCATATTCTAAACAACAATTAGTTGCAAATCTTTCAGCATTATGCACTAACATATTAGAAAAGGTTTATGCAGAAATAGGACCGTGTAGACAACAAGATTCTAAAGGTATATGGAATATTAATTCTGGGTTAAGAAATGAAACTGGAGGATCTTTTCATAATAAAGGCGAAGCGTGCGATATTCAATTATCTTCTAGAGATATAACCGAACATTATGAACTTGCGGTTAAATTAGAAAAGATCTTACCTTATAATCAAATAATATTAGAATATAGAAATAGAGGCAATAGTGTGTGGATTCATTTATCTTATTCAATGAAAGGAAGTATGAAACTTTGTACAACTTATATTGATGATAAGAATGTTAATGCCTCTGGTAAAAATACTTCCGGTTCAAATGGTTTACATACGTTTTATGTGTAGTTAATCGCCTAAAAGGAAACTTTTAGATTTGCATTTAGAAATTTTTGACTGCCCTTCCATAAACCCTGATATTGAAGTAAAGGATAAGTTAGCACTACCTAAATTAATGTTAGCAAGATCATGGGCAGCTTGAGCAGCATCTATTGCTATTTGATTTCCAGATTGTATAGCTGCTGCTAAAGAATCTGCCGTTGATGTTACAACAGCTTCAGCGGCGGATACTGCAGCAGTTGCTGAAGCTACCATAACTGCTCCAACTTCATCCATTGTAGCTGCTAAAGTATCTAATAATGCCTCACTTGCAGATAACATCAACTTTTTCATAGTGATAGCATCTATATCAGGCAAAGCATCTTTTAATAATTGTACTAGTTCCATTCCTGAAGGTAGACTATTATAAATTGCTGATAAAGGAGCTGCACTACCGACTGTAAGAGGATTAGCTAAGAGTCCTTCCACCAAGGTAGATACTCCCATAAAATGATTTGTAATATTATCTTCAGCATGAGATAATCTTGCAGCTAAACCTTGAAGTTGTTTATTACATTCGCCGTTACAATTTGCCATGTTTAATCCTCACAATTATTAAAATAATATTTATAAATATAAAAGATTAACAAAGGTGAATATTATGATATCAGACCAAAATTACTTTAGACCCAGAGTAGATGAAAGAGTTTATGAAGATGCTGTTAAAAAGGCATCATATCTAGCAGATAACATGTATGTAAATTTAACTACTGGTTATACATTTGAAACATTAGTTAATGATTTAATCAATAAACATTTAAATGATAAACAATATCCTTGAAAAACCTGGTATAACCAGTATATCACAAAAGTATACGTTTGTAAACTGTTTTTGTGAATAAATAATACATATTAATTGGAAATTAAAATGTCACGGAATACTCGGATTTTTTCAGATTTAGATTTAAATTTCACCGCTAATCCTAGTACAGGTGACGTGTCTATTAGATATGATGAAAATGCTATTAAAGCATCGGTAAAAAATCTAGTACTAACTCAAAACTATGAAAGACCTTTTCATTCTGAATTAGGTTCTCCAGTATATAGATTATTATTTGATTTAACTACTCCATTATTAACGTATACTTTAAAACAAACTATAATAGATCTTATTAATAATCATGAACCTAGAGTAAATTTAAATGATGTTATTATAACTCTTTCACCTAATAATAATTCAGTATATGTTTCAATCTATTTTACGATTTTAAATACAACACGCCCAATACAACTAGATTTAGTACTGGAAAGGACTCGATAAATGGCAAGTAAAAAAATAAATGTATCTGAATTAGATTTTGATGCAATTAAAGGTAGTTTAAAAGAATTTTTAAAGGGTCAGGAAACATTTCAAGATTATGATTTTGATGGTTCTGGATTATCAGTACTATTGGATATTTTAGCTTATAATACGCATTATAACGCTATTTACAATAATCTTTCTATTAATGAAATGTTTTTGGATTCTGCAAGAAAAAGGAATAGTGTTGTTTCATTATCAAAAACATTGGGATATACCCCAAGATCTGCTTCTTGTTCTAATGCTATAGTAGGTATGACTTCGACTGGAAATATAAATTCTCCTAAGCTTATTGTATTACCTGCATATTCACCTTTCTATACATCTGTAAATAATAAAACTTTCATATTTTATAATAGATCATCTTATAGCGCAACTAAAAATACTAGAAATGTTTATGAATTTCCAAATATTTCTATATTTGAAGGTAGACCATTAACATACAAATACACTGTAGGAACTGGAACAAGATTTATTATTCCAAATGCAAATGTAGATACAAGTTCTATAGTTATTACAGTTTATAATTCATCAAATAGTTCAGATGTTACTACTTTTACTTTAGCAAAATCTGTATTGAATATTAATGGTACTTCACGTGTATATTGGATAAAAGAAATAGATGATGGGTTATATGAATTAACCTTTGGCGATGGAAATATTGGAGTTACTTTAGAAAATGGAAATATAGTTGAAATTAACTATATGGTATCGAATTTAGATGCTCCTAATAATGCAAAAGTTTTTACCTATAATGGTAATTCATTATATTCAGGATTTAGCATACCAAATATCAATACTATTTCTTATGCAACTAATGGAGCAGAACCTGAAAATTTAGATTCAATAAAATTTAATGCACCTAGAGTTTATTCAGCACAAGATAGAGCAGTAACAGTTGATGACTATAAGGCTTTAATATATTCTGAAATGACAGGCGTTGATTCAGTTACTGTTTGGGGAGGAGAAGATGCAACTCCACCAATATATGGTAAAATATTTATTTGTGTAAAACCTCAGAGTGGAGATTTTTTAACAGTTCAACAAAAAGATTATTTGTTGAATAATATTATTACACCTAAAAAGGTTACAACCGTTACTCCGGTAATTTTAGATCCTGATTATATTAATGTAGAATTGAATACTACAGTTTATTATAATGAATTAGAAACTACAAGATCTGTTTCTCAAATAGAAACAATTATACACAATGAAATTGAAACCTATAATCAAAATGAACTACAAAAATTTGATGGGATTTTGAGATATTCTAAATTAAGTAAATTAATTGATGCATCAGAATCATCTATATTAAATAACATCACAACAATAACTTTACACAGAAAGATTTCACCAAAATATAATATTTCTGCTCAATATAGTGTTAGTTTAATTACACCAATTTATTATTCAGGAGTACCTGAAGATATAATTTTAAGTACAGGATTTTACATTGCAGGAGATACATCGACAGTTTATTATCTTGTTGATGATGGTGTAGGCAATATGATTCTATTTTATTATAATCAAAATATTAGAATTGTTGTAAACTCTAAAATAGGAACTGTAGATTATTCAAAAGGTATTATTAATGTCTATAACCTAAATATTTCTATGATTGTAGGTTCTATTTTAGAATTATCTATTAAGCCTCAATCTAATGATATAGTTTCAGCATACACTCAAATTGTGCAGATTGATCCTGTGCGAGTTAATGTAACTATAATATCTGATAAAACAATTAATGGTAACACTGCCGGTGGTACAAATTACATCTTTGCTTCGAGTAGAACGTAATGTCAGATATAAAACCAAAATTATCATCACTAGTATCTGGGCAACTTCCTGAATTTATTCGGGAAGATTACCAGACCTTTGTTGCCTTTTTGGAAGCGTACTATGAATTTCTTGAAACTAATGTAAACACAGATTACAAAAGTTTAAAAGATATTGATAATACTTTAGAGTCTTTTATTCAATATTTTAAACATGAAATTGCAGTAAATTTACCTAATCTTCCTATAGATGAAAGGTTTTTTTTACAGCATATCCGCGAATTATACTATGCTAAAGGTACAGAGGCATCTTTCAAATTATTATTTAGAATTTTATTTCAAAAAGACGTAGTTATAGATTATCCATATAAAAGTGTTTTAATTCCTTCAGACGGTAAATGGATTCAAGATAAATCTATATTTGTACGTGTATCAAAAGGTACTCCAGATCTTATTGTTGGTAATAAAGTAAGTGTTGTAACATCTACAAAAACATTTTTAATAACAATAAAAAGTTTCAAACCAATTGATCCTACTATTAGTAGTGATACACAAATAGTAGAATTATTTTACGACAAAGATTATTTTAACAGTATAACTTCTCATAATAAAATATTTTATGAAGGTGATTTTGTTGCTGATGTATTACCTACTACTGCTAAAATAAATGTATTTTCAGGCGGAGCAGGATTTAAACCTGGACAAGTATACCCATTAAGTTCTGGTGGCGGTATAGGATCTATTGTAAAAGTCAAATCTGTTGATAGTGTTGGAGCAATTAAAACCGCTGAATTTATATCTTTTGGTGTAGGATATCAAAGTGATTTTTATTCATATTTAACTTCAGATCAAGCAAGAAAAATATCATTTACACAATTACCATTTACATTATCTTCTACAGGTTCTGGACCCGTAGATTGGAATGCTACATTTACTGATAACACCGAAGAATTTATAGATTATGGTGTTATTACAAAACCTAATTATAATATAGATATAGCAACTCCTGCAATAGGAGCATTATATGTTGGAGATGTTGTACTAACATTTAATAACTCTACAACTTATGCAACTAGTGTACTTAATAGTTCTGATATTTGCGTTCTTTATATTAATATAGGAGCAGAAGCAAAATACACAGGATATTTTGAAACTAATGATGGATTTATTAGTGACAACATTTATATTCAAGATAGTAAATATTATCAAAAGTTTGCGTATGTTCTTAAAATAGATGAACAACTTAGTAAATATGAATCATTTGTTAAAACATTAGTTCATCCTACAGGTACTTCTCTATTTGGTGAATATTCTATTACCAATGAATTTAATTTAAGTGAATCATTACAATCATTGATTAAGTTCTCAAATCTTGTATTTGAAGACAAGATTACAATGAGTGATAGTTATTGGTTATCATTTACTAAATATTTAACTGGGGATAGTGGTCCAATTTCGCCTCTTTCTACCTATGTTGGTACTCCAGGAGTTAAATTTGTTGTTGCTTTAGTAGGAAAAGCTATAACTACAGCCAAAGGTGTATTTGGAGTTTGGCAACAAATTGCTCAAACAGGCAAGCAATTAAATTCAAGTACTGGATTAGTAGATAAGAAATTTAATGTTAGTCAATTAGGAAATTCTTCAGCATTTAGTATTGGCCAAGTAGGTAAAGGCTTTGATATTGATAGTACTGGTGCGTCTATAACAATAACTAGTAATAATACTTTATTACCAGTGCAGGCAATTAATGTTAATGTAGCAGGTGCTTTACTAACTACTAATATTAATCCATTTGTAACTAATGGAATGACCGGAATAACTGGTAAGAGTTTATCATTAGTCAGTGGATTAATTACCGCGGTACAATCAATACCTTTAACTGGAAGATCATTAACTACTTCATTTGGTTCTGAAGTAGCAACAACTGCATCATTTGCAAATCCTGTAGGATTAAGTATTACTACTAGTTTAGGTACAATAATACCTGCGGCTATGATTATTAATCTTGGAGTAACAGGTAATTCTTCAACCACTAGTATAGGATCTATATCAAAATATGTTACTGTATCATTAAGTGGATTAGCATTAAATAGTTATTTTGGTGATTATAATCAAGCAATAAATAATACATTAACAGATACTACTACAATTATTGATAGTGGTTATGTTGCGTACAACGCCTATATATTCGGCACTACTGAATATTTCAGTGATTCTACAGAATATTTCGAAGGTAAAACCAGTTTTTAATAAATTTTAGGAGTTTTATAAATGATTAGTGATATACTATCAGTTAAGGGTGATCTTGAAATCACTCTTACAGATGAAAATGGAAGCATCAAACAACACCTGTTAATACCTAATTTAATTGTTACAATAGGTAAAGCACATATTGCTGCCCGTATGCAAGGTGTATCTCAAGCTGTAATGTCATATATGGCTCTTGGATCTAGTGCAACTACTCCTACAGTAGGTGATTTAACATTAAATGCTGAAATAGTTGGAGCAAGAGTTGCATTAGCCACATATACAAACACTAGTAATGCAGTTCAAGCAACTGCAACTTTTGGGGCAGGTATAGGTACAGGTACTTTAAGAGAAGCAGGATTATTTAATGCAAGTACTGCCGGTACAATGTTAGCACATACAACTTTTCCAGCAATAACAAAAGCAAGCAATGATACACTTTCCATTAATTGGACTATCACAATTGCTTAATAATAAAAATTATTCAAAAAGAGAAAAATAATGGCAGACACATCATTAATAAAATCAGGTTTACATAACTCAGTTGCTGATAGTGTGTATAATGATGTTATAACAAAAGGTTCAAATTATTATTACTTTTTGGGTAAAACTTTATCTTGGCCAGATGAGTTTAATCCTCCTTTGCCTATAGATTCAGCAGCTTATGAGCATGATACACGAAATGAAATAATTTCTTTGAAGGAAATTAGTACAAATGATGTTGCTTATGTAATACCAAGGATAGATTGGGCATCTGATACAATTTATGATCAATATGATGATTCTTATTCTACTGAAGTTCAAGGTATTGATTTAATTTCCGGTGGAGCTGGTTATATTGTAGCACCTACAGTTGTTATAACTGGAGTTGGACAAGGCGCTTCTGCAACAGCAACTGTAGTTGACGGCGTTATTACTAGTATTACATTAACTAATAAAGGATATGGATATACAGAAACTCCAAGTGTAAGTTTTACTGGGGTAGGTAGTGGCGCTTCTGCAACTGCTGTAGTGGTTAAAGGACAAACCGGTGTACAAAGGTTAGAAGATTCTAGTTATTATGTGTTGGCTGATAACTTTAATGTGTATATGTGTATTGATAATAATAATAACACAATATCCACACAACAACCTTATGG